GCAGTGTTTATTACTGCTGCTGTTGCTAGCGGCACTCTCACGCTGAAGACGACTGCGTCTGGCACTCCCGCTATTACTAACGCCCACACCATTACGACCAGTTTTGCTGCGGCGACTGTTGACCCTGCGAACAACTTGGTTCCTGCTGGTACGACTATTACTGCCGATTTTAGTTCTGCGTCTAACAATGACATGGTCGTTATTCAGATGCGGATTCGGACCCGAGTTACCGGCTGATGGCTGAAGCCCTTGACGATGAGGGTTTCGTCGCTGGCTCGTTTGATCCTGTTCGGATATACGACGCGCCCATGGTTGCGTTGTCTCAGATGTTCACGGATCAGGCGTCGTTTCGGAGCCTGAAGGATACGTTCCTTGATCCTGCTTCGCTTTCACCGGCGGAGCGGGATTCCTTCGCAGGCAAACTCAAAGAGTCTCTTGGCAACAACCCTCTCACAAACGCCTTTGTTGACATTGGCACCAACCCCTTCGTCTGGTTCATGTTCATCACGAGCCCAGCCGCAGGTGCTGCCCTGAGTCGTGGGGGGAAAGTCTTCAGGGGGATGTCCAAGAAGATGATTGACTCCGAAGGATCGGAGTATCTGTCTTTTCTTACTGGCAGGTACTCGATCCTCGAGAGTCTTGGTCTTCTGAACGCCCATCAGTATGGAGCAGGAACCCCATTGGGTTCGATGGTCAACAGTGCAAGCCATCGCTTTTCTTCGTTGCTTCGCGCTGATACCGAGGCTCGTCAGCCTCTTGTCGTGGAAGCACTTGATCGGATTGCAACTAAGTTCGGCGTGCCGGTTAAAAGCCTTGACCCTGATCAGGCTGCAAATGCAACAGCCATAATCAACGGCGAGTCTATTACGCTCAAGGAGTACCTCAAGAAGTTCGGGGTCTTCAGCCACCTCCACATGGCGGGCCTCGATAAGACAATGACCCGCCGACAGGGCATCCTTGCAGACAACGTCAAGTTGATGCTGAAGGATGACAACGGCGTTCGTCAGACTTACGACCTCACCCCCCACCAAGCCGAAGTCCTATCCAAGAAGAACAATTCTTACATTGGAAAGGTCATGGAGGGCGAGGCATTGCAGAAGTCTGGTGACTTCAAGCGTGCCACAAGTGCATTTGGTAGTGCCAAGAAGATCCTCGAAGACCGTGCTGCTTACATCAAGAAGTACATCCACGAGGGTGATGACCTTGAACTGTCGTTTGACAAGGCTGTCACCATGTCCGCTACCCGTGCAGACAAGTTGTCTTACGTTCCGGGAGAGACCCCGCTAAAGGTCTACACCAATGAAATCCGTCAGGAGTCCTTGGATCCCGATGGACTTGCGGCCAAGTGGCTGAGGCAAGAGGGGTTCATGCCTCTGCTCGACCAGAGCCGTGACATGATGAAGACTCGCTACGTCGATATGTTCGGCAAGCGAGACGTTTGGGATGCCACCGGAAGGTTGGAGTACGACGACGGCAAGTTGCTTCGCATCTTCCGGAGTTTGTCGACGACGCAGGGAGCCAAGAGTTCTGCTGAAGTCTCCAATGTGTTGAGCAAGGAGTTGCAGGGATACGTCGGTGCTGACGGGTACAAAAAGATCATCGAGGCCATGACGCCGGATGACAAGGGTCGCGTGAAAATGACCTTGGATCAATTCAAGGAACTCCTCACGAGCGTCCGTACAACCAGCGATGATCTAGACAATTACATGTCCCGGAATGTTTGGTCTTACGTCGAGGAAGTCGGCGGCAAGATCGAGAAGACCCGGACAGACAGTATTGTCCTGAACAAGGAACTCCGAGAAAACGCTCTCTCGGGCAGGGCTCAAGAACGAAACCTTGCTGACCCCTTCTACAACACCGACGATCTTCTTGTCTTGGCTGATGAGTATGGTGGCCGTCGAAACCAACGGCTTAGTGAAGTCATTAAACGTAGTTTTGACTACGAAAATAATGTTGCTAAGAATGCACCGAATGGACGGGGTCAGGTCATGGACCTTGACTTCGAGACTTCTCTTGGGCGATACTTGAAGTCAACGAGAAACGATGTCGTCCTGCATATCGACAATGCAGTAGATGACGAGTTCATCAAGAACGCTGCAAAGTCTGAAGAGTGGGCTTTCATGCTGAGGGAGGGGAAGCCCTCTGCTACGGCAAAGATGGAGAAGCGGGTTCTCGGTGGGCCGGAGATAGGCAACACCCGGTATCAAATGCTGTCTTTTGCCACGGACGGCATTGCCAACGCTTCGGAGAAGGCAGGCCGTCGTGGGGGGGAAAGAGCCAGAGAGTACATCATGGGTACTCTCATTGATCGGATGCGTGGATACAAGCCCATGCAGGATCTGCTAAGTGAGAACGCGACTCTTCGGTCGATGGAACTCGCTGACATGATGGCGAACAGCAGGGCGTTCAAGGCTCTGGAAGGCATGGGAGAAATCCCCGCCAAGTTCGTTCAGTCGCTACGTCGTTACGGCGGCATGACTCTCAGCGAAGCACAGGGTGCTGAATTGGGGCGTGGCCTGACCACGCTTCTCTATAGTTCTCACCTTGGATTCAATCTTGGTTCGGCGATGCTGAACCTGATGCAGCCGTTGATGTTTGCTCAATCGTGGATGGGTGCCCCCGCCATGATCAAGGGCTATGGCAATGCACTCAAACAGTACTTTGGGTACATCCAAGAGCGTATGGGCATGGGTCTTCGGCCTGACCCCATGAAGGTTGACCAGTTGAGAGCCAAGCATTTCCGGCTTTCAAACTTTGCTACCGAGCAGTATCCAAACGGCATTGATCTACTTGATATCCGTGCAACGGACTTTGAACTCATAGATCAACAGGCTTTTGCTGCTGAGGCCGCACTCAACCGTGCAGGCAAGAAGGGTGGATTCCGCTTCTGGGCAAGCGAACTCCCCCTGAAGTTGTTTACGCACACTGAAGTCTTCAACCGGACGGTGACTGGGGAAGCGATGCTTGCTTCCATGCAGGCTTCTGGTCGAATCAAAGGAATCAAACCCACCAAGGATGGCGTCTTTCAGGTCGTCAAGGGGACTGCTAATCGCGGAGATATTGAGGTTGTAGAAAACGTCAAGGACATGGTCCAGAACACACAGTTTGGATCTGACCTGATCAACAGCCCGCGTGCGTTCCAGAGCAGTTTCCTCGGGATCCCTTGGGTCCGCCAGTTCTTTACGTTCCCAATCCGAACTCTGACTTCGTGGACGGATACGGCCCCGATGATTGATCAGGGTCGAAGAACGTGGGGGGCAACGGGGTTCACTACCGAGGGTCGCTTTGCCGCGATGGGCCACGACTTCATGAGGATGATGGGCACCAGTGCCATCGTCTATGAACTGGGCAAGAACACCCTTGGCTTGGATCTCAGCAGGGGTCTGACAGCCCAGACGATGAGGGATTCGACGATTGTCGGTCCACTCCTTTTGGCCCCTGACTCCGAGGTGGGATACAACCTGCCCCTGTCTCCCGCCCTTTCTATTGTCCGTGAGGCAGCACAGGCTCTTACCAACGAAGACCAGAGTCTCCTCGGCGTCATAGCCCCCCGCTTTGTTCCCGGCGGCATTGCTCTTACTCGTGCCCTCAACATGGCACCCCGGATCACCACCCCGCAGGGATATCTTGGCGGGATCCAGAGAGAGTTTGCTGACTGGGGCAACATCCGAGAGAACGGCACTGTCCCAATCTACCGTTCAGACGGCAGTCTCCTTGAGTATCGGAGTGCCCCCCGTACGATTCTGGGCAGCCTCGGCCTGAACTCTTACATGTTCAAGACGGATCAGGAGTTGAACTCCTTCCTCGTCAAGAACAGGCAGGCGGTAGTTAACGAACGCCGTAAGTATGTTGACGCCGTCCTCTCCAACAACATGGGTAAGGCCAACCAAATCAAGGCTGCATTCGAGAAGCGGTTCAAGTACCCCCTTTCGGTGGACAAGTCCCAGATGGACAGGGCTCTCCAACTCAGGGAAGTCCCGCTCAAGGAGCGGATGTACCAGAGACTTCCAAGGGACTTCCGTCCTGTTGCTCGACCGTATCTCGCCGAGCGTCTTGAGACTCTGAAGTCCCGCACCCCAGAAGAACTAGATCTCAGCACCGCTCAGAAGGCAAGAGTCCTACCTTCGACCTTTGATGCGTTTGATCCGTACTCTGTGGTGACTGACTAAAGCACCCCCACCCCCTGCGGTCGCAAGGGGGTAGGGGGCTGGGAAAGGTGATCAGTTTCCAGCGGCGGCAAGAGCCAACTTGAACGCCTTGCTGGTGTTCTCGGACGCATTGCCAAGAACCTTGTTGACGGCGGCGTGATCTCCACCCTTGCGTCCGCGAGTCTGAAGCCAGCGACTGCAAGCATTGAATGCATTCCAGTAGGTGGCACCGGCGATCGACGACTCGTAGTCGAAGTTCGCCGAGATCTCGTAGATGTTGCTGAGTGCGTTGTTGTAACGACAATCCGACTCTTCCGCATTAGTACGCTCGGCACTGTTCATCTTGACGATGGGGTCCACGACCTTGGCGTACATGTCGAGGAAGAAGGCTTGCACCTGATCCCGCGTCATGTTGACGTTGCGGAGGTGTCGGCACGCATCCACGAACTCCTGTCTACCGACGAGTGCCTTACGCATGGCAACCTTGGCGGCGGGCAACTTGCCCCAGATACCTGAAGAGTGCTTGTAGGAGAACACCTTGCCACTGCCATGCATGGCCCACGACAGCGTGTTGTTGCAGACGACACGGACGGAGGTCGTCATACCCGTGAAAGCCAGCGATCCGTCGTGGCCGTTGGCGACGAGGATGTAGGGGGTGACGGGGTCTTCGTTGGGTCCGACGTTGAAGGTGTCCGACTTCAGCAGGAACCAGACCTTGCGTCCCCCCAGCAGGCTGCCTGCTGACTCCACCTTGACCACGGAATCCATCGACAGTTCCGTGCAGAAGTGGGCGAGTTCCCTGTTCTGGATGGGGCTGAAGTTCTCTGACACGCAGCCCAGCACTTCGCTGGTGTCGCTGCGTACATTGAGAACCCACTTGTCCGAGTGGAAGACGTCACCATTGGAGGTGCCGCCCCGAACGCCCATGGTCTTGTTGACGACCCAGTCCATGTCAGCAATCTTCAGTGCTTCCTCTGGGGTGGGTGCTTCTTCGACGACGGTGCCGAGGCCGTGCCATGCCTTCTCCCTGTGGAGAACAATGTTGTCGGTACTGGTAATTTCGTGCATTTTCAATACTCCGCAATCTGGGTGTGAATGGTGACTTGAACGACGACCTCCGCCTCCACGATGTCGGAGCCGGGGGACAGATTATCTGCGATCTCGTTGTCGATCGCATTGTTGATGAGACTTTGTATGTTGTCTCGGGTTTCTTGTGAGAGATGCTCCCAATGAAAAACCTGACTAGTCATAGCCGGGCCGATGTGAACGTCTTCGCATGTGATGTTGTCAGTGTGCATCGGGTCCTCCTAGTGGAAACCAGACCTCGTAGTTGTCGGGGTCTGTGTGGCGAATACCCGCCGGTATCCGACCGGGGGTCAAGCGTTGCAACTGGGGTGTTGAGATCAACTCCGCCAGTTCTGATTTGTGGTCTCGAGTTACGATCAGGTCTATGAATTTGAGAGAGCCCCGGACCTGTCTAAAGGCTACGGTGAGTGGACGCCGTAGACTCTCAACAGGTCCGGGGCCTTCCCCGACCTTTGCCACCAGCCATGGGCCGATGACGCTCAGTGTTCCCGTTTGTCTCCAGAATCCTCGAGGCGAGGGATTCATTAGGTCCAACGGAGGCAGCGGTACTGACGAGAGGTCTTGAGTGATGCGGATCCTGACAGCCGCATCCAGCCCGTCGTGTTTACGAGCCGGAGTGAGAGTAGCCCACACAGGGACTTCTGTCAAGGAATCCGCCATAAGAAAGCCCCATACCCCTTTGGTGGAAGGAGTATAGGGCCAAGGAGAAAGAGATGAAGGCATGGGGTCCGTGGCAACGGTATCCCCATGCCGGAAGTGGGGGGACTAGTTTGGTATATAGAGTATCCAGCGTCCCAGACTGGACATCCAAGAGAATACGAAAAAGACCCGACGCTGCCCATGGATGAAACAACGTCGGGTCCAGTGAAAGGAGGAATGCCCCCTCCCCCCGACCTTATGTGGCCCATGAGGTCTTAGTGGGGGGAGAGGACTGAATTGGTTCAGGACTCTTCGAGGCGACGGAGAACCATCTCTTCACCGTAGACCTTGCCGTTGCCACCCTCACGGGACTTGCAGCGGACAAGGACGGGGATCTCCTCGGTACCAAGGAGTTCCTCCATCTGCATCAGGCCAGCACCCATGGAGGGCACATCGCCGAGGGCCACGGTGAGCGTCTGCTTCATCCGCTTGAGGGCGATGTCCACACGGATCTGACCGCCGTCAGTCTTGAGGCCAGCCTTGCCACAGTCGGGGAAGACCATGGGACCACCCTCGAAGGAGCGGGGGTTGTCGGGCTGGTCGTCGTCCTGAAGGAGACGGTAGTTGAACTTGATGAGAGTGCCGTCGTGGGTGGTGCCGTCCTTCTCCTTGAAGGGACAGTCAACCTGCACCATGCTGGTCATCAGGCACTCGTAGGTCCCGTCTTCGGGGAACCAGTCGTTGTAGCCCTGCGAGACCTCAGTCTCGTTGAAGTCGGACTCGAAGTTGTCGAAGACGGCTCGCTTGATACTCATGTCAGGATTCCTTGTTTGCGTTATCGAACGCGGACTCGAATGAACCCCAAGGATCAACAGGATCCAGAGGGATGTTGGGCATACGGTTGGTGGTACGGGTACGGATGATACGGGAGAATCTGGGATCGTCAAATGCCAACTTGCGATCGTAGACAATCTGCTCCTTCGGGATCTTCCGTTCGATCTCCTTCGTGCCGGATTTCACAATCTTCTTCTCCATCACTGTGGTAGAGCGTCGATCGCAGCACACGGGAGCAATCATCTCGACGGCTGGCGTCAGGCGACGGACCATGCCTGCCGAGAGATTGAGAGTCAACTCTTCCTGCTTGGCTCCATCGTCGGAGACTTGCAGAAACTCACGGCTGAGGTGGGCAATGAACCACACCCCGTAACCTACTTGGCGTAGGTCAAACGCGAACGACAGGATCTCGTCGAAGAGTTTGTCGTAGGCGGCTGGGCCGTGAGCCTGATCGAAGGAGGAGCGGTCCATCTTCTTGGCGATGTACGGCTTGAGAAGTCGGACGCAGGGCGTGATGGTGTCAAGCACCACGCACTTGGGCCGGGGTTCGTCAGCCTTTGCCATGTCGATGAGTTGCTGCTTCTTCTCCAGCACCTTGTCCCAAGTCAGGACCAGATGCTTGTTGTCGATGTCGATCGGCAGGCCGCTTTCGTCAACGCCGGGCCAGATGGTGGCACGACACTCAGGCGTCACGGTGGACGAGAGATCAAGGTTGATGATGAAAGCGTCGGGGTTGGACTGGAACAGGTACGACTTGCCCGTGTTCTGTTCTCCAACCACCATGCCGAACAATGCGTTGAGCGGATACTTCATCCGCTGTCCTGAGAAACCGAGTTTGGTAAAGCCCATCGGTTGTCCCTTCATAAGAGTTGTGTGAGTCATGCCAATCCGAACATGTCGTTACGTCGTTGCTGGCTTCTGAACCTTGACGGTTCAACATCTTCATTATCAAATACGACTTCTTCTTCCGAGGCATCCGCCCCGGCCACTGCCGGGGGCGGTGCATCGGGATAAAGGCCCTTGATCTCAACCTTCTTCACGAAGGTGATGTTGAGCATGTTGAGGTAACTTTCAAACTTGGCAGCCGACATGCTTACGCCTTCTTGGTCGATGAACGCCTTGCGGAGATCCGCCTTCGTGTTGAGGGCACCGTAGTTCTCGCAGACCCTCTGCAACTTCGGGCGGATCACTGCCTCTGCAATGTCCTGTTCGAATGTGTCATCCGACATCGGGGTATTTCCTCCAAGGGTGAAAGAGTTTCTTACCGCTTTCGGTAAGTCTCCAGAGTTGGGCACGATGCCCGCTTCTCGTTACTTCAAGATCTCCTGTTGCTTCGACCAGCCCGTCCTTCACCAAGTGTCTCCGTGTAGACGAGACTGATTGGTGGGGGGCATCAAGCAACTGCTCCATGTGGTCATCCGTGTGTGCGGATTCCTTAAGGAGAGCGAGGATCTTGCTCTTCAGTTTGACTCGTGTGGGCGCACTGTTTCTGTATGCCTCGTTCGATACCTGCCTGCTTTTTGATGTCATTTCTTGGGCCTTTTCTTGTAGCCGGGTCTCGGCTGTGCCTTGGCCTTGGTTCGGTCTTTGGGACTGGAATGCGTACCTTTTGCTGCTCGGTAAAGAGCGTCCTGTGTGAACTTGCTCTTGTTGCTGTTGCGTGCTTTCATTCCTCGAACTCCGAGCCGGGTTCCGTGATCACGTCAAACTCCACCTCCTCGGGGATGGGATCATCCCGACGACGAAGCGTGAAGCCCTCGCTCTGAATCAGCGACGGCCAATCCCCTACAGGCGACAGCATGAAGGGGGAGTAGGTAGAGAACCTGCCCATGTGGGCGACCCGATCGGACATCGGGAAGTTCTCTGGGTATGGCTTGCAGAGGGCGTAGTGTTGGACCAGCCTTACACGGTCACGATACCGTTTGTTGATGGCGGGGTCAAGTACTAGGGACGCCTTTGTCATTGAAATGTTGACGGGTGGATCTTCGGCCCACTCCGGTGCCTTGTCGATGTAGTCTTTCCGTGCTTGA